GCCATAAATCGGCCCCGTAAAGGCGGGCCCTGGCATCGCCGTTATTGGCATTGAGGACCAGGTGTCCCGGGAAACTTCTCCCGTCCGGGTACCGCAGCATTTCGTTGATCAGCGATACATCGAGGAGGGTATATTTTTTCAGGGCTTTGTATAATTCCCAGGGGGCTGCTGCCAGGGGAGTCCTCGAAAAGATGGCGACTTTCATTTCCTCATTCCCCCAATGGTCCTCCGTTCGATATCCGGCTCCTGCAGAAAAACTCGGTATATCTCGATGCATTCTGTGTCCTCGAGGGCTTCGAATTTATGCCAAAGTCCTGGCGGTACGGCGGTCGATTGACCGTCGGTTAGGACGGTTCGGTCCTCGCCGGCGCCGGTGTTTATCGTGATCTTTAATTTCCCGCGAATCACATAGAAAACGTTGCTTTTGTGCCGGTGCTGGTGATCGCTGCAATATCCGCCTTCCTTGATTCTCAAATAATGGGCGGAGACGGTATCGGTCTGGAAGATGCAGGTCGTTTCACCCCATACTTTTCCTTGGATTCTCACAGGACGTCCTCCGGGTTTTTTTTGGGAAAGCAATTTAATCCGCTTTTTGGATTTAGGTTTATGACTTTGATTTTTTTCGCTGCTATTTTTGGGGCTGCCTGATCAAAGAATTTAATAAAATTCTGGACGGTTTTTTCCTTCTGCTTCAGGGGGTGTCCTTTGTGCCAATGGGATCTTCCGTTTCTGTGGTTCATGTCGTATCCCAAAAGATAGATTGGGTTCGCGCCGAGACAAATTGCCAGGTTTAGTGCTCCGTAGCCGGAGTTGTTCCCATGACCTATCCCCTCGGTCGAGCTAAAAGTCAGGGCGCGAAGCCCGGTGTTGTAATCTTTATAAACGAGGATTATGTAAATTTCTTTTGGCAGGCTCGCCCGGTAGGTGCAAAGCCATACTTTGTATGCTTGCGTTTGTTCGAATTTCATTCGGGCTTCCTCTCCATATTTTCCCTCCTCAATCCATTTCAGGAATCGGGTATCCATCGAGAAAATAATGGTCGGGTCGAATGCTTCATAGGCGCGGTTTACGCCGATGGTTCGTTTTCCCTTTAGGCGATTAAAATCAAATCCCTCGAGGCTCGGGCCTCCTCCAACAAGGAAGCATGGCTTGCCTGCCCAAGAGCGGTCTGGTAGCACTTCTGTGATCGATCGATTTGTAAATCTATCCGAGTTGTAAAGTTTTGGGGTCATCTCCTCTTTCTCATGGAACGGACAGGATCGGCTTATCTGCCATCAAAAGTTCGATGAGCTCGTCCACCTCCCGGATCCCGGTATAAATTTTCCCGTCGGCCGTCCCTCCGTATTTGTATCGGTAGTCGCCGATCTTTTCTTCCTCATATTTTTTGGGATAACTTTCCGGGTCGTTCTCGGCCATCACCATCAATTTGCAGGCTTGTTTTGCGAGCGCGAGGAGGTCGGTATTTCCGTAGGTTCCAACAATTCGGATGTTGTTGAATCCTCTTGGAAAAATCCCGGCCGGCTCGACTTGCGCTAGTCGGTATCGGAGCTCGGGGTCCCCCACTCCAAGGGCGCCGGATCCGCAAAGGTTCAAAAATACGGAATCCGCGTCGTAGGTGTACCAGGTCGTTTCGAGCTCTACGCCACAAATATAAATCGCGGTGACCGAAATTATATTTACTTCAATGGGGAGGTATAGCCGGTTTTTTCCGTTCCCGTTTATTTCCTTCTCGAATGATTTGGAATAAAAATGGGCGCCGGTTGTCTTCTCGAGTTGTAATTCTATCCGATCTATAATCGCGTCCTTATCCGCTCCTGCCGGCCAATTTGTTACGTCAGATGCTTGGATATAATTTCCCATTGCCCTTCCTTGAAAATACGGGCAGGCCCGGGTTAGGGGCCCGCCCGCTACATTTCGGATTTTTTACTGAGCTTTTCTACGAGGACGGATTTCTTTAGGAAAAAGGAATCTTTGATTCCCTGGTTTTTGGCTATTCTCCGCAGTTGGTTGATCGGGTATTTCGAATAATCGATGGGAGGGTCGGCCGGCTCTACGATATCGATCTGGAGATCTTGGAAATGCTGGAGCTCCTTCAGGGCTCGCTGGTCCTTCAAATCGATGGCGGTTCCTCGCGGGATTAGGAGATCGCCCAAGTGCGTCGGGAATCGGTTCCTATATCCGTAGTTCGTAATCCGCGCCAACATCTTTAGCACTCGTGCTCGAGGCATTCGATGAGAACGCAGGCGTTGACGTTTTCGATGGCCAGGTCGGTTCTCAGCGAGTAGAAAATGTTGGTGCATTCGTTGGCTGCGTCCCTTTCGGTTTCGATCTTGATGTCCCTCAGAATTCCGATGATCAGGTTGTTTTTGAGCGTCAGCAGGACGTCGGTATAATCGCCCGTCCCTTCCTTCGCATACCCACCATCGGTATCGAGGCCGAGATCTGTGGGCATTAATGGGGCATCCATGATTTCCACTTTGCCATAGGCCGGGGCTGCGTCGCCCTTGAAGACCGCGTCGCCGAGCATCGTCCCTCTATTGGACAGGGCTTCCAGATAATCCTGGGTCACGAGATCGCTGTTGATGAATTTCATATTTGCCAGGCCATTCATGGCTTTGTATTTCGAGGGCATGGCCTTGAGTGCTTTGTGGTATTTGAATTCCCAATCATATGGGGCTGTCAGGGCCCGCTCCGCGATTTTTCCTGGATATCGGAACCAAGAATCCGGGTAATCCTGCCCGCTTGGGCAATCTTGTCCCGAGATACATTGGCATGCCTTCAGGATCGTCGCGCTGCCGGAGACGGCGTTCTCGTATGTCTGTCCCGATTGGCTGTGGGCAATCCGGTATCTCCAGCCGTCCCACATGGATTCGATCTTGGTCGCTGCCCATCCGTTGAGGGATTGGGTATCGCCCATCCAATAGGCGTGTTCGAGTTCGTGCGCGATTTTTTCGGCCACAATCCGCATGAGTTGGTCGGTCCATTGGTCCTCGTTCACGAAGGGGATGTCCTCGATGTCATCGTCGTAAACGACTATGGCTCCCCGGGCTTTTTTCACGCTGAGTTGGATTTTGTTCTCTGCCCATTGCTTTTTGTATACCGAGCTCGAAAACTGCCCTTCAGGATAGAGGAATTGGCCGGAGCCGAATCCCATTGCGCGGATGTTTTGCTGCGGGCGGTTCATTCGGACGATCCGGGCGAATTTCTTCAGGACGGATTGATCGAATATGTAGGTGATGAATCGGTCGGCTTCCTCCTCGGTCAGGCCGACGGAGGGCATCGAGACCAGATTGTAGGATTTATTCAATCCCATTTTTCGCAATATTGATTTGGTTGATTTCACTGTTTTTTCCTCCAATATTCCCTAAAATCAAAAACCGGGAATATTAAAAAATTTTAATCTTCGTCTTCCTCTTTTTTGCGGGTGAATGTGGGCCAGGACGGGGTATCTTCGTCTTCCTTGCTCTTTTTCTTCTCGTCTTCCTCGGGCTCGTCCTTCAGGGATTTTTTGGTCCCCTTGGTTTTCGCTAGATCCTTGACCTGTTTTTTCAGGTCTTCGATTTCCTGCTGGAGCTTTTGTTCCTTATCGGATTTCTCTTTCTCTTTTCTTTCGGCTTCCTCTTTTTCCATTCTGTCCAACTTTTCAAGCCTGGCTACGGTTTCTGCGGAGAGCTTTTCATCTCCCTCTTTTTTCAGGCTTTTCTCTTTGGTCCCGATCATTCCCTCGATGATCGACTGGATCTTTTTCAACTGTTCGAGGGTCGCTTTACTGAGTTTTGCCCCGGCTTTTTCTGTGTCGATCAACTCGGCCAAAAAGTCGATCTCTTTTTCCACTTCCTTTTCCACTTGGCCTGTGGCTGCCTGTTTCGTCACGACGGTAATCGCGCCAAGGATGTCCTGGGGGAAGTCCCCTTTGTATTCGTTGAGAATATTCAGGGCGTCATGGAATCCCTTCTGGACCTCCTCCGGGATATCCTTTGCCTTTGCAATGTCCTCGTCGGTGAAATCTTCACCAAAAAATGCTTTGAGCAAGTCTATCAATTTTTCCATAGATTTTCTCTCCTTTTGTTTTTTTATGAAAAATTTTTTTCGGGTCGCAGCAGCATCCACGAGGGATATCTCGTCGACCTCGATATCTTTCAGTTTTCGAGCCATCGTTTGCTCCTTCTGAAAATTTTATTGAATCCCCTTTTTGGTGGGCGACTCAAAACCATCGGATAGCATCTGTGGTCTTGAGCGTCTGCGCGTGGCATTGCCGGGGCATCGACCGTCAGTCCTCAAACCCCAAATCTCATTTCATGTCTTTAAAATAACGGGCCGATTAATATTTTGTCAAGGTTTTTTTTGCATTCCGCCTGGGATCCGCATTCCAGCACATTCCAGCGCATTCCATTTCAGGGCCTGCATCCTCAGCGCATTCCAATCGCATTCCTTCCCGCTTTTTATATTTTTTTTACATTCGCGGTCCTGCACTAACATTCCATTTTTTTCCATTTGGCCGGCTGTATCCCATTTTGCATTTTTCGCATTCCATTTTACATTCGTCGGCCGGTTTGCATTCCAATCGCACATTCCTCAAATTTTTGTCGCCATTTTTATATTCGTGTTTTTGCATCAATATTCCATTTGGCTCCATTCGGTCCGCGACATGCCTTTTTGCATTCCTCGCATTCCATCCGCACATTCCTCGCATCGCTCTGGACGTTTTTTCATCCCAAAAAATCAAATCGTTACAATCCGGCGACGGCCCGCATTCCATCCGCACATTCCTGAAATTTTTCGCCGGCTTTTTACATTCGGGCTCATGCACTCGTATTCCATTTGGGCCCATTCGGGCTGCTGCATGCCTTTTTGCATTTTTTGTATTCCCCCCTGATATTCGCCCTTGCTAGACCATTCGGGGGGTCCCGTTCGTTCGTCTACGGGCTTCTCAGGGGGTCGATTTCTCGGGGGGATTTATTTTTTTTCTGGATCCTCGGGTTTCCCCTGGACAGCGGTTCCGCCGAGGCTGAATCCTGTCAGCCGGCCCTTCTCCACGAGATTCCATATCGTTTTGTTCGGGACTTTTAGCATTAACCACCAGGCGCCTTTCTTGACGGTCTGGTCCCCTTTCTTCGTATCCTCCTCGGGCTGGAAAACCTCCAGGATCGGAAAGTGATAATTTCTGCCCTGGTGCTGGATCTTGATCCGCTTGCTGTCCTTCGCGTACTTTTCCATAAATTTATACATGGCTTTTTGGATCTCTTTCTCGTCGGTATAATCGCCCTGGGAGTCGACTTCCTGCGGGGCATAGATAATCCCCCCTACGATTTGCTCGGCCTTGTCGATCTTCACGATTTTGAATTCAAAGGATTTCTTTGCTGGAGGCGGGCCCGCGAATAGCCGATCGGCGTTGGTCGAATCTTTTTTGCAATTGGGCCCATCGGTTGGGGGCGGGTGTCCACAGACCAGGCATCGCTTTTGTCCGCTTGGCCAGGGGAATTTGGCCGGCACAAATTTGTGCGGGAATTTGGCTTTTTTCCCGCTCGCCTGGATCGCCTTC